GCCTGATTGAGTGATGGCATACGCCATCCAACGGTGTTAAAACCGTCCTCAGTTGGACGCGACGGGATCCGTTCGTAATATATACGAGAGGTGACCGTCGGTGGTAGCGTGAAACTAGCAGGTGTCGTATCAGTACGCACCATTGTAAGTCTAGATTCAAGCTGCACTATTTCTCTATACTGGACATAACTATCCACATAGAGGAAAGGCAATTCCAACGCATCGTACTTGTGACGCTCCAACCATGAACCAATGCCAAAGAACCAATCTAAGACAAAGGTAAATGGTAAAGCGTCCCATAAAATGCGAGGATTCAGCTCGAAGCCTAGAGCATCTAAATAAGCTCTAAGCATTTTATCATAACCGTCTATTACCTGGAAAGGCTCTGGACGGTAAATGAGACCGGCTGATTTGGTTCGGGACACAGTCCCAGACCAATTCACCGTATTGACACTTAAATACGGTGTACTGCCTTGCTTAGCGGTAGAAGTTGTCGAGATATGCGCATGGGATTTTTGAACGACCCCACACGCCTTCTCAAAATCCTCAAGACGTTGAATTAGGTTGCGTAGCACGTCCGCCATTGCGCGGATGTCTGCCATTAAGGGTTTCCACCCGAACTTATAGTTCAGATGGGCCCCCGCAACGTTCTTCGCAGTCGAGAGTTTCCGTTTCCATAGCTGAAACAGCTTTCCAACATCGTCCAATTCTAAAAGGAAATTGGGCAAGGAAAGTTTTGTTAGATCAGGACGAAGCTGCATAAAAACAGCATCAATATCATCCTGAGAATTTCCATAGTATACAGGAACCAGCGGAACATTCAGCTGGCTTGCCCCGTATGCCGTGGATATCGCTATGTTGTGTGCAGCCGATGCGTGAGCGTTGGCACCGTAGTAATCTACGTAGTGTCCAACATGGCCGGGCGTAGTGAAGGTAAGGCGAACAGGAACGTTGCCTGACCCCAAGTACGTACGACCATCACGTATATGTCTACAAAAGTTAGCTCTATGGCGTTCAGCCCTAGGCTTCGTCGTGTAGGCAATGCTCTCAGTAACAAGTTGCTTCTGCATTGAACCCGCAGAAGAAAACAATGACTCAAACACACCACCAGCAGTCACATGATTGGACTGCGGGATGTTGTCGGTCACGTCACTGTGAACACGGGACTTGGTCTTATAAGCACCAAGTTTAACCATTACTGCACCTCCGGAATTCTACCCACCAAATAGTGTGGCACCT